AAGAGGAATTTTACTAAGACTTCATCGATATCAATTGCGACCCTGTTCATTTATTTATTACAAACATTATTCATAATCTCTAATTACAACACCCACGGGAAAACGGGGAACACCAATCGCGGTAAGGTTTTGAAAACGCACAGTGAGCATCTTTCCAATGTACTTCCCGTGGTTCTTGTAATCCTCCTCGCGTTGAATAATTGTACCCTCGGGCCTGACTGTGAATTCCCGATCATCTTGGGTTTTACAGACCCAAACAACTGCGTCCGCGTCTCGACCGTGACCCGTCTTGGCACCAGTGATTTCATATTCCTCGGTCTGGAAATCCTTGTGCTTGAGGAGATAATTGCTTCGTTGACCAACCTCATAGACACTGAAGCGGTCACGGATCATGGTACCTTCATGTCCTTCTTCAACATGCTTCTCATGCATGAGAGGAAGATCTTTCTTGGACTTTACGAGTGTCGTTTTGACATATTCGTAATGAGGATTGTAGATAGAATCCTTAACATACTCCCAGCGTTGCTCGAACGTCATCTTATCCCTGGCAAGGGCTTCAGCTTTGAGATCAAAGAAATCGAACACATGGAACTTGAGCTTCAGAGGGTCAGTCTTGAAAGTGCTGGTAAGTTCCTCAAAGTTGAGGTTAGGGTCAAACGCTTCACCGTCAACGTATTGACCCGGTCCAAGACCCTTTCCAAGAACCTCAGTTCCAGGGATAATCTTCCCAGTTCTTGAGATGCCACCATCCTTAGAGACGAGTAGGCGAACACCATCAAGTTTGGGTTGAACGTAGAACGGCTCAGATATGTATTTCTGGCGATCCTCCCACTTGTTAGCGAGCATAGGCAACACTTGGCTGCACTTGATATGCTCATTGTTCCACATGGTTTGTGCTCGAACCAAAGCCTTTTCATACCCAAACTTGACGTTGGTTCGTGACTCAGAGAACTTGTCACTCCCCACGATACCAGATATCTTCACAATATCCGCAGTTCCATCCTTCAAGTCCTCAACTTTGATGTCAATGTAGCGGTCGCGGTTGTGTTTGTCTTGTTTGATAAGGCGTTCCATTATAGGAGTAATTAATTTCTCAACTTTAAATAGATGTCTGGATTACCAGTTGTTAATTACGCTAGAATGGAACGACTTAGGCCTCCAGAAAGCACAACGTTGCCTTTAAATTTAAACACGTTTTGTATAATATTTATAATTCTATGTGTACTAGCTCTATATCGACGCTCGGTTACACTTACTCAAGAGCGTGGACGATTCCATACTTGAGGCAGTCTTTTGGAGACAAGTAGATGTCTTTCTTCATAAGCTTATTCAGCTTTTTCTCAGGAATCTTGGTCTTTTCGAGATACATCTTCTTCAAATTTTTCATAAACTTATCCGTTGATTTGAGCTCATGTTTAAGTTCCTGAAAATTACCCCATAATTCTGTAGAGATTTGGTGAATGAGGACGTATGCATTTTTCCCCATAAGTCTCTCAGAACCTCCAAGCAACATGAACGTCGCGGCACTGCAACAAGATCCCTGGGCGATGGTAACAATCTTTACACGGGAGGATTCGAGAGTGTTCATCATCGTCATACCAGCAAAGATGTCTCCACCTTCACTCATGATATGAACCCTAATTAGGGGTTCGTACCCAAAGAGTTCAGCTTTCTTTTTAAGAAGTTCGATCTCCAGCTTTTTAAATTTTTCAACGAAGTCAAGAGCGTTCTCCCGATCGACGTCAGCATAGAAGAGGATTTCGTTCCCAATAACCTTAACATATTCTTCAGTTTCAGTTTCAGGTTCTTCCTTCGTAGACATTCTTTAGAGCCTTTTTTATTTTAGTTACTTCTCTTGATTTTAAGCCACTTCCAACAGCCAAATGATTAATGACGTCGAAGTCTTGAGGTGTGATTCCATATTCTACCAACTTACTTAGGTCTCCTTTCTCCGCATATTTCTTCAAAAGACATAATTCTTCAACCCCCAATCCCATTCTCGATTTTTTCTTAATTTCCTCAAATTTACCCTTTCTCATTTTGTAATTACCAAGTTTAGTCCAACAACTCCCAGGTCTAATTTTATCCTTCACGAGTGGTTCACCTAAACACTTCTTTGGTATCGTGAGGGCGTGTAACACAAAATAAGGCATGAGACTCCAATTACCATATTTGTATATATGATTGTCGTAGTAATCAGCTGTAGAAAATGATTCTGTAATTTTTAAAACATTTACACCATTCGAATTAATGTAATTCTCTTGAAAAATATCCCACATGTGTCCATGTTCGTGTATACTATCATGAATAGGTATAGGATTAGGATCTGACAGTACTTCAGCAATAAATTCTTTAGGTGTTTTGAAAATATCCATTTGATCATACCCTTCAAGATAAGTGAAAAAGTTTCGAATATTACCATTACATCTATACGCCGCATTCTCAGCCTTGGGACCCCTATCTTCTGTAAGTGTGAGTAATGTATCTGGTTTATGTCTAGGGATAAACACAGTTTCAAAATTTGGATACATACACATGTTTACAGAAGTCACCAATAATGAACCACGAGTCAGAGGGGTACCATCCGAAACTTGTTCTATGATAGGTTTAAACACTGGATCATAGTCTTCAATAAATACATGCTTTGTAGAAGGTTTAATAAATGTCAGAAACGGTGATTTACTTTTCAGATGATCGGTTCGTAGTTCAACATGATTTAAACCTTTCAATACTTCTTCGAGAATATACGATTTCCCAACACCATACCCCCCACATATGAATACATTCTTTCTTTCATCTAGATACTTACGAATGAGTTTGATCTGTTTTGTGTGAATTGTTGTCACGGTATTTATCTCTTCTTTTTTTTGCTCGATTACTTTAATGAAAGAGTCCATTGATGATCTTACTAATCAGGCCATAGATTTAGTGCTTGAAAATGACGCACTACATAAACGTATCGTAGAACCTTTAAAAAGGAAAATTTTACCATACGTTGCGTGTGGAGTTCTTACCAATGTGGTTATGTTTATTCTTTTGGTGTACCTTGCTCGACGTCTGTCTCTTCTTCCTCTATCTCCTCAACTTCATCTAGATTAGACTCTTCACTGGCTTCACTTGGTGGTGGTGTTTTAGATTTAGAAAGAAATTTACCTACACGCTCGAGAGGTGTATTTTTAGTTATAGCTTCAATTGGCTCAATAGTCTTGGGAAGTTTGAGAATTGGAATTGAACGCACATTAAGAATTTCGGGTTTTGTAAAAATATTATCAAGTGGGTATTCTTTATCAAAATCTTTCATTATTTGTTTAGGAATTGATGGAGATTGTTCGAGAAGTCTATCGTATTCAGTCTTGCAGTCTTCAACAAATTTCAAACCATCCTTCTTACGTTCATCACGTGATATCGCTAACATGAGTCGAATATTTCTAGATAATAGACCATGAGCTAACGCCGCAGTTCGATGATTTTCCATTAATTCATTAATTTTTAAGAATTGCATGATTGTGGCAATCAGTCCTGCAATTAAATTCAAACCACCTATAACTGATGGTGCAGCGGGTTGAATACTAGGGGGGAGTGTAGATTGTGCAAAGTTAGCTGTTCCTGTAATAGTCGAAAGTACAATGACGGGTAAGGTAAATTTCATACTCAGGTCTTTATAGAGTAAATATGATCTATGATGCATAAACCTATAACACGCACAGGCCTCACCCCATTGTCGTAATATAATTTCGTGCTGATCATTCCATACAATTTTTTCTTTTACCATTGTATATAGTAAATGAATATAATTTTTGCACTACACGTTATTTTTTTACTCATGATTTTGATAGTACCTTTTACAAATAATCGTAGAAATCTTGAGTTTTACTCGATGGTTATACCATTCATTTTTTATCATTGGTCAGTGAACGACGATACATGTGCATTAACCCAAGCGGAGATTGCAATGACTGGTAAATCTAAGGATGAAACTTTTATGGGAAGACTTGTTGGTCCAATTTACAAAATGGAGGAGAATGATGTAAATAAGATGACGAAGACTATGTTTTTCGCACTTTGGGCATTTGTTCAGTATAGATTGGGTGTTTTCGACACGTTCTTTGATGAACTAAAAGTAACACTCAAAGGTAAAACTACTTCTTCTTGACGAGTTCTTGAACTTGTTTCATAAAATTACGATTCCTTTGAATCCTGGGGTCGGCAGCAATTAAACGAAGAAGAGCTGCTGTAGGTATAACAGGTTTGTTACCATTGGATTTAGGAGTCTTTTTTAATTTTGTCTTTGCGTTCTGGAGTTGTTTAGCTGTTGGCATATACTATACCTTAGGAAAATATCTAAACTTGTCGAATATATGAGTTGTAACTTTGAAGTTAAAATAGACAATCATACAGAGAGCATCCGCTATATCATGTTTTCTTTCATATGGGATCTCATCATCTAGATATTTTTCAGCTATTAGTACGGTTCTCTCTTTACGCTCTTCATAGTCTAGGTGTCTCATACCAAAATGCATATGCATGCTCACAGGTGAAATTAAAATAACCTTATCTTTGAACATGTAATTTAATAGAATCTCAATATTTGTGAACCCCCCGGGTGGTTGTCTCTCTATAAGTATTTTATCAGCTGAATCAAATATATCTTGGTGATCTTCAACAAATAAAGGGACAAGGTCAACAAAGTCATTTGTATGTATATACTTGTAGTCCTCGAGACTTACCTTTTTCATGTATTTCACATCAATTTTTGGGCTATCTTCAAACTCGGCAAGAACTAGACCCATATTATGGTATCCTATATCGATCGCCAAGACCTTCATGTCTTTATGTAAAAGATTTTCCTTAACTATAGTATATGAAGAACAAGCAAAAGACAAACTTGTTAATATTGACTGTTATTGTACTTGTAGGGGCTGTAGGCTACATGTTCTACAACCCCCAAGTTGTCGAGGTCCCAGTAGAAGTAGCTGTTCCAGTGCCAGTGCGTCCAGTACCTACTCGTCGTGGTCACACCCAAGAACCCGAATTTAGGGGTCCACCCATCAAACAATACAAGCCTGGTCACATGCAACAGATGGGTCTAATCACGAATGGTGATGAGACTCTCCCTCTCT